GCTTCTCTCTTTAATATTCTCTCAGGATAAAATCTTCCATTTCTATTTGGTGTATCGTATTTCTGTAATACCGCATAAAATTCAAAAGGATTTCTATAATCTAATTCTTTCGCTTCTCTTAACATGTCGGCGTTACGAATGTCTTTTGGTGACACCCAACCTGCATCTGTTTCAATCAATATCCCATGACCTACTTCACTTGCTTCTAAAATTCTTAATTGTTTCATGAATTCTTTTTAAGATAAATATATAGTATAAGTATCTTTTTAATATTAATCGTTTTTAGATGGTGAAAATTCAAAGTATTTATTATGAATTACGTTTTCCTTAAATATGTTTTTGATAATTTGTTTTACTGAGTTTTTTATTTCTATGGACTTAAAGTCCATCTCTTGATTTGTATATAAATTAACTTCTAAATTTAAAAATGACTTTTTTCCGTGTGATATACCACTTGTTCTTAAGTCCAAATCGACGATACTTTGTTCTTTAAATAATTCTGTGTTTATAGAGTTGTATACTGAATGTTTAATATCTCTACTTAGATTACACACAATTCTATTCCAATTATCGTGTTCAAATTTTGGTGTTACCCATGATTGTATGTTTATGTATAATGATTTCAAATTTTTTGAATCTACGGTTCCGTATACAGATTTAATTGGATTGTAGAGATTTAACTTTACACTTTTTCCTTTTTTCATTAAGTTTCATATTGTCAACGTTTATTTGTTTGTAAAAAAATAACAAATTTTATTCGTATTGTCAAAAACTTTAAGAAAACTTAAGATATTTGTATTATATGTTAAAAGTAGATGTAAAAAAAGAAGGGATTGAAAAAGCCCTCAAAACTTTAAAGTCAAAAGTGATTAAAACTAAACAAAATCAAATATTGTTTGGTAAAAAAGAATTTGTAAAACCTTCAGTAGTTAAGAGACAACAAAAATTAAAAGCCTCTTACATTCAAAAAATGAAATCTAAATTAGATTGATTCTTCTAAGTTTTTTAACTTAAAGAAATTTAATTGGTTGAATTCTTCAATTTTTAATCTATCTATAGTTTCAGACAATTTTGTTTGTACTTCAAACTCTTGCTCTACATCTAAAATATTATTTAATTTAACAATCACGTTTTCACGTAAAAGTTCAAACTTTTCTTTAAGAGAAGAAACATCTTCAGACATCAATTGAATGAATTCTTTTTTTGCTGACTGATTAAGATTATCAAGATAATTATTCAAGGTTTGATTTGCAATTGAAACCATTGATTTAATTGGTATGTTAATAGTTTCTTTAACCATTTCTTTTTTTGGGGAAGTTAAAGTTTTGATTAGATTCTTTTTAGATTTTAATCTTTCCATCAAATCTAACTTGTTTGTGTATATAAGAGCATCAACGTCAGAGTAACTATTATTAACGTTTTCACTCATCGTTTTTGGCATTTTGATTGATGGTAATAATTTTTGAATTAAATTAATACCCTCATCAAGAAAATCTTTAGCATCGTTTTCAGATAATCCTTGTGGTGTGGTTAATTGGTCATATAAAGAATAAATTCTTGACATGTTTTTATTATTCAAAACATTGTGTTTGAATTCTCTTAACAATTTTTTAAACTCCTGTTCATTTCTGTAGGACTCTAATAAATTATTCTCAATTATGGATTTGATTTGTCCGAAAGTCATTTTGTTTGTTTTCAATATAAATATTACGAATTTAACAACTTGTCTAATTCTTTTGAAATTTCTCCCAAAGAATCTTGACCTTGGTCTAAATTAAAAAATCTATTTTGTTCTGCGAACCCACTTTCTAATAGGATATTCATTTTTTCTTTTTTAACACTTTCAGGAATTGGCGGAGTTTCTCCTCCCGCTGGTGGAGCTTCTGCTGGTGGAGCTTCTGCTCCTGCAGGTTCTGCGGTTTCAAAACCTCCTCCTGATGGTGGAGCACCCATACCTGAGTCTTCACCTCCAGTTGTTGCGGCAGTTGCAGTACCACCTGTAGTACTTCCGTATAACTTGTCAATATTATCAAATAAACCTGTCTTGGTAATAACTGTAGGGGTTGCTTTAAGTTCTTCACCAACGGCTCTTTCAATTCTTTGTTGTTGTAAATCTAATCTAATTTCTTCATCCGACCAACCAAAGATATGTTTTTTAGCCCACGTAGATGATGTAGGTTGAATACCGTTTCCAGGGTCTGCAACCAAATCTTTATACAATAATACTTTTTCTTTCCATACATCAATTTTTAATAAATCGGCTTGTGTGGATGGATTAGATAATCCTAAAGTAAAGTTTTGTAATTCGTCTTCAAATCCTAATAAGAATAAGTGAACTATTGCAATTTTGTTTAGCTCAGCAATCATACTTTTTTGAATTCTGTTGATTGTACGAGCAAAACGAATATCTTGTAGTGATAAGTTTTTACCATCACCAACAACTTCTTCAAATCCTAAGAATGCCTTAGGAACACGAAGCGCTGTTAATAATTTCTTTTGAATATATTCAATATCGGCAATCTCTGATAAGTTTGTTGCTCCAGGTAATGTTGTAATTGGGTCTGGAGCTGCAGGGTCACGAACAGGGATAAAGTAATCTTGGTCAACAGCCATCTGATTGAATCTCATATCCACGTTTCCTGTTTTAGAATCTACAACTTGTTCTCTTTTAAATTTATTGGCAACTCGTTGTACGTACGCCTCAACGTCATCGTCATTCATGTTACCCACAAATACTTTGAATAGTTTTCTTTCGGGTGCACGCGATGTACGATAAATCAACATTGCATCTTCACACAACAATAATTGTTTCCAAATACGTCTTGCTTTTTCCAACATAGAAGTACCATAAGGAAGTTTTCTATCGTCACCTAATAATCTAAAGTGAGCTATTTCCCATGATTGAAATTCCATGTTTCTGTTTTTCCAAGTAAAGTGAAGAGCCTTTTTATTCTCATCTTTTTCTTGTGTGATATCAACAGTAATTTTGGCACTTACACCAACCTCATGACGTTCAATTTCAATTGTTGGTAATTGTTGACAACCAATAATACCTTTTTCAGGGTCTAATTTAAGATAAACAAAGTTATCACCATACTTACAAGTGTTTCTTGTCCACATTGGTAAGTTGGTGTTAATATCTAAGTTGTTATTAAATAAATCGGCTAATACAGATTTGATTCTTTTTGATTCAGAATAAATTTGTAAAATGAAACCATCTTCATTTGTTGTTGTGGATTCTTCAGAATAGATATCTAATGCAGCTGAAATTTCAGGAGTATACTCCATAGACTCATAGTCATACTGAGCAGACAATCTTGATGGTTCATAATATATTGCTTGAGAATATAAGTTGTTTTCAACTTTAGCCCATTGATTTGTTAAATAAAATGTTTGTTGAGCTTGAAGTTTTTCCCTTTCATAATCGTCACGATTTGGGGTACGTAGAAGTTCTTTTTTATCAAACTTAAAAGTCGGATAATCCTGCTTCAATAATGAATTTGGCCCGAATGTTTGGGATAACCTCTGCCATACCGTTAGATTTTGTTCGCTCATATTACAATCTTACTAATTACTTTGATAATATAAATACTTATTTGGCCCCAAATAACCATCCATATTTTTGATAATCAGCCTTAGTTGCTTCACCATAGTTACCCAAACCATTACCTCTACCCATTTGAGGAACCATAGGGTTAAAGAATTCTGATGAGTTTTTGTTTTCATTAACGTTAGTTGCCCACGAATTAATCATCGCTTTAGTATGGTTAGTAACTTTTTCTAAAGATTGAAATGATTTTTCCGCAACATATAAGGCCATAGAAACCCCCATGATACAGTCATCATGATGACCTTTTTGGTGGTCGGGTCTTCCGTTAATATAAATAAAAGTATTCATTTCATTATACAATCTACTTGAATATACTTTAAATCCGTGTCTAACATTCTCTTCAAATGCTGATATAATCTGAACTCTTTTTGAGTTAAAGTTTATACCAGGTATTTTATCATTAATTTTTGGGTCCCACTTCCATTTATTTGTAGTGTCAACATTATCAACATATAAACCACCTTGGTAACTTAACTCTTGCATTTTTCTTGCAGTAGAAATACCCATACCTCCCGTAATATCGATTACACAGTAAGCGTTATACATTGTTCCCCACTTATACGCAATTTCTGCTAATACATCTGGTGGAACCTTGGCAACATATTCTAAGACTTGTTCTCTTTCATCAAAATCGATGATTTGGATACTTGAGAAGTCCTCGGAGTCTCCTCGTGATACATCGACACCCATAACGTACTTATGTCCGTTTACAGGTTCTTTAAATATCCACAGAGACCCTCCCATAAGTTTTGCTTGTGGGTCACGTATAGTGTTTTTGGAAATTTCTTGCATTAACTCAGATTCAAACACATTATCACCTGAACCTAAAAAATTACATTCTAATTCCTGAGCTACTTTTCTTCGGTCGAATTTTAATTTTTTAACCATACTTTCGAACCAAGATGAACATGGTTTGTATCCTTGTTCGATATAATCGGTAACTACTGAATGGTCTCTATCATACGGATTTTCCATAGATAAACTAATAATATCTTTTTCAGAATATTCTTCTCTATTTAATAAAAAATGAACTAAGTCATTTGTTTTAACCATATACAAATCTTTTGTATATCTTGGGTCACGATACCAAAACATCTCAGATATTTTAAAATCGTTCATGTTTCTTAATGACTGGTCGTAGATTTCATAATAAATTGGGTCATATCCGTTTGGTGTAGATACAACAATTACCTTACCACCCGTAGATAGTGAAGCCATACACGCAGACCAAAAATCACCGTCTGCTTCAATAAATGCCGCCTCATCAAACACAAGAATGGTTGGTGTATAACCCCTCAAGGCATCCTTTGAGGTTGCAACTGCTTTAACTTCACAATCATTACTAAGTCTAAAATGTCTTTGTGAATTTTTTTCTTTTGAAAATGTAACACCGACCCAAGGTGGCCATTGTTCTGTGAACCCCCTAACTTTATTGGCCATCTCCATAGATGTATCCAATTTGTTGGCAATAATAAGAATTTTTTCTGGTTTGTTTTTCTTGGCAAAAACCAATCTTTTTGATATCCAAGCAGCAGTTACTGTGGATACACCCGCCTGACGATACTTTAACGCAATGTTTTCGTTGTATGTGTCATAGTCTTCTATCAGACTAACTTGGTCGGGGAATAAATCTAATGGGACGTATTTTGATACGGTATTATCGTATGTCTGTAAATAAGTACGAAGTGCATAAGGTGTGTTCCTCATACACTTCGTTACTTCTATAATCAGTTGTTCTTTATTCACACATGTTACTTAGGTCTGCTTATGCCTAAACTACCTAAGAAATCATCTAATCCATCATCATCGTCAGAGTCGATATCCTCTTCTTCTTTGTAGTTATCGTACTCTTCTTTCATTTGTTTAGCTTCTCTAACAATTTCTTCAAATCGTTTTTTAGCTTTAGCAACTTTTGAAGAATCTTCAGAGATGGCGTTTCCAATGACTTCCAAGAATTCTTTGGCCTCTATTTGATATAATAAGATATGAAACCAATTTATCAATCCTTTGTATTCAGGGTCAAAAACGTCATCAGGTAATGCAAATCTAATTTTTTCAACAATTTCAGGACCTATACGTAATTGCATTGGTTCATTTGATAATGTATCTGTTTGACTTAAAACTTTTTGTCGTATTTTTGGGTTTTTGGATTGTCCATGTCTACCTTTAGCTTCATTTAATCCTTTAAGTATTTCATGACAAAGAATTGGGAAAATCAAACCTGTCGCAACTATTTTTGTATCAGGTACTTCTTCACCACCTTCTTCACCACCTTCATCGTCACTTTCTTTATCATTATTTTTTAATTCAACTTTACCCGCAATACCTTGACCTGTCTGACTCATCATTTCAATCATTTGTTCCATGCTGAAATATAAGAAATCGTTAATGGCCATAATTCCCAAGTAATCATTGTATAATGATGGGTCAATTTGGTCTAATCTTGCCTTTACATCAGGTTTTTGGAAAAGGTAATGTCCTTTTTTTGCAGCCCCCTGAATAATAGCATTGATAATATTTCTTTTGTGTTTTTCTAATTCAAGTATTTCTTCATCAGTTAAATCATCAATATCAAATGATGGTATTTCTAATGAGTCTTCTTCCTCCTCTTCTTCCTCTTCATCATCTTGTTCAGGAGCCATTCTAAAATTAGATGGGTCAATGTCCTCACCTAAACGAGCGTCAATTTCATACCAATCTGAAGGAACTTCTTCATCTTCTAATGAAGCTTCAATTGCCAAGTCAATTAACTCGTCTTTATGTGCGGCCTCAATTCTCATGATATTAGGAAGTTTTCTCATCATTTCTTGAAAAATCATTCCTTGAACTTGACGTGAACTCAAATCTTCGATACCTGTAACTTGACTTAACTTTTCAGCCACTTTTTGGAATCGTTTACTTACCAATCTTTGTACGTCTTCTGCACCTTTTTTCATTGCAGGATTCGTAGCATATAATCCTTCAGGACTGGCCAACTTTCTTTCAAGGTTGGGGTCCATTCTTTCGGGTCTGTTCCCGTAATCGATTTGTTCTTTAATTTTTCTTGCCATGATTATTTTTGTAGTATTTGCATTATAACGTCAATCACTTTTTCTTTTGCGTCTTCAGGTGAAACTTTTTTTGCCTTTGGAGCAGGGTTCTCACCTGGGTTTGGATTCTTACCTGGATGTGCAGGTCTTGGTCTTTTACCAGGAGATACA